CCGTTGACGTGCGGCAGAACGCCGGTCACGACCACATCACCCACCTGTGGAGCGATGTAGGCCTTGTAAAGGGCCTCATCCTTCTGGAGGGCGTTGTAGTAGTCGGAATTTACGAACATGAACCGGCCCATGTCCGGGATGAACCGCTTGTTCATCTTTGTGGCAATGTCCACGATGGTGTTGCGCCCGAACGACCCCACATCCACTTGGGTCTTGTTATTGAAATTTGCGTTGATGATCAGCGAAAACAGATCGTCAGACACCTTCCGACCGAGGGCATAGGCCACCTTGTCGGCATACCGCTGGTTGAGGTCGATCACGCTGGTGGAACGCTCAACATCCGTGATCGCATAGCCCGCATAGGCGTGCTTATTGATGGCCACCCGAACGTCCACCTGCGCCTGATCGCTCGGAACATAGCCGGTGGCCGGATCGAAATCCTGGGCCACGGTCGGCGTCACGATGTGGGTGACGATGTCCTGGTTGAACTTCACGCTCTGGTCGCTGAAATCGGTGGCGATCTGCGTCAGCACCGGAAACTTCGCGAGGAGAGTGGTGAGCGCCTGCTGAGCGATCAGCGGGGCATTTACTGTTGCGTTTTGATTAGGCATGGGGCGGGCTCCTTAGTGTTGGAAAAGAGGCTGGATGTGCTTCTGGTAGAACTCGGCCGCAGCCTTGGGCTGCTTGCGCTTGACCAGATCGTTGTAGTGCGCGATGCGCTCCTCGGGGGTGCTGCGCTCGGCATTGGGAAGATCGGGATCACCCGCCGGGGTAATCTTCGCGGGGACTTGGGTACCGGTGCTGGCGACGATTTCAGCAGCCCGGAGCGAGGCCCGCTTTTCGAGGTCCTGTTCCTTCGTCTCCAACTCCTGATTGCGGGTGGTGACGGATTCGATGGATCGCCGGGCCGTGCCAAGATCGGCAGCGAGCTGGTCGCGCTCGGTGGTCAGAGCGGCGAGTTGCGTTTTGAAATTCTCTGTGGTCGAACCCGCTTCGCTCAAAAGGTTGGCGCTCGCCTGCGCATCGGATTCGAGCGTCTGGACTCGGGCCAGCGCTTCAGCAAGTTGTTCCTCGATTGGTTTGCTCATTGCCTGAGCTGCGATGTCAACCCGGCGTGCCTGAATTTGCGCGGAGCTGTGGAAAGAACGCAGCCGCTTCATCGCTTCGCCACGGTCCCGAACCACTCCGGCGAGATTGAGCCGCTGGGCCTGTTTGCCGGAAAAATCCTGCCCCTCCATCGCGTCTGCCGGGATTTTCCGCCCCCGTGAGAGGACAGCTGCGTGAAAATCCTGCGCCACGTCAGCGATGTTGGACTGGATCAACTCACGCTGGGCATCGGTGAGGCTGGTGCCTGGCGTTCCCATGCCCTTGAATTTTCCAACGGCAAACACCTCGACCTTGATTCCCTCGTTTTTGAAAGCCTCGGAATCATCCACCACGGGCTGGATCACCCCGATGGAACCGACCCTTGCGCTCGGGGTGACGTAAATCGCCTGCGCCTGGCTTGCCACCCAGTACGCCGCAGAACACATCAGGCCGGAACTGAAGGCGTAAACCGGCTTCTGTTTGCCCACGTCGGCCACAGCCTGCGCCAGTTCCGGCGTGCCGGTAACCGTGCCGCCGGGCGAGTCGATGTCGAGAAACACGGCGTCCACATCGGGGCGGCTGCCAGCCTCCCGGATCGCGGATGCCAGTTCCTCGGTGTCCGTGGCGTTGAAAAGAACCTGCGAAAAGATGTCGGGTTTCCGAATGATCGGCCCGCTCATGGCGACCACGCCGATACCGTCCTCGACACTCAGCAAAGGAGACTTGGCGTTGGCGGGGAGATTGTTGCGCCCGTCCATAAATAACCGGGCAGATGAAGCCATCGCTCGGAATGCCTCGGGCGTGATCAACCAGGGCTGTTTGAGAAAAAGGGTGTCGGCAAAGGTCACGCCGGAGGCGGCGTGTCAACGGTGGGATTGTTGCCTTGGGGTGGTGTGAGCAAAGAAGATGCACCCTCTGGTCTCCACAACATCTCGACCGGCACACCATACTTTTGCGCCGTGTCGAGAATCAGCTTGGCATCCTGCGCCCGCTTTTCGATCTCGTCCCCGAAATCAGAACCGAGTTCCGAGTAATGGTCGGTGAGCGTTTTGAGGCCGGTTTCGACATCAGCCCGGTTCTGCTGCGCCTCACGCCCGGCATCGACGGTGATCCGGCGCGGTGTGGTGCATGAGATGCGCTGCCAGCCGGGAACCGGTTCCAACTCGCCTCGCGCAATCGCATCCCCGATCACATACGCCCAGACGGGACGGACAAATCGTTGGATCAGGATCAGTTGTCGGTACGAAAATCGCCGATCCGCTTTTGCCACGATCAGTCGCACGCCCGCGCCGCCAACCTTGCTTGAATCTGCTGCGAACTCGAAAGGAAGCACGCCCAGGGCCGAGTCACGGCGCAGGTGTTCCAAAAATCCGGTGAACGTCGGCGACGGACGGTTCGATTGGAAACTGTCGATGGACTCGTTCGGCTTGAGCGCCAATAGCTTTCCGCCGACGATCTTTTGTAACTCAACTGGATCACTCGGCTCGGTGGAGGGCGCAGTGGATGGAATAGAAAAATCCCCATTCTCATCCAGTTCGCCCCGCTCCGTTTTCAGGACGCGAGCGATGTCGGCGTTGTCTTTCACCGCATGCTTTTCCAATGCGAGCAATTCCATTTCATCCAGGATGTGGTTGATGGAATGCTGCATCGTGGGCGCATGACGAATGGCCGAGGCGGATTCCGGCTCGAAAATGTGAAGCACTGAATCGGCGGGCAAATCGCGATGAGCCCCGGCATCCTCAATGGTTCGGTAAAAGATCGGGGCACCGTAGGCATCCACGCCAACCCCGTCCGTTGAATCCGAGGAACCGGACAGATCGCCCACGCGATGGGACTCGATCAATTGCAGGACTGGTTGTTTGTTCGCATCCCGCGTCTTGTGAATGAAGTATTCCCCATCCACATCCATCGCCCGGCAGATGATCGACTGGCATTCCTCGAACGAGAATCGTCGGGTGATTTCGCAGCGGGCAGCCCACCGGGTGAAATAGTCCTCGGCCTTTTTGTTCCAGTCGGGGTTGGAAGATTGCGCCTGCGGTTTGATGCCATCCCCGGTGGAATAGATGGCCATGTTGCCCACCAACTCGCGCACGAACCCGGAGTTTTTGTGCAGGTAACGCGACCGGCGAACCAGTTCCCGGCGCACGGCGGGCGAGAGATCCCGCTTGGCGTCCTGCGGGGGAACGCCAGGCACCCGGCTCCGGCGTTGGGAATAGTTGGCACCTTCATAGGCCGACCACCATGCCTGTGGAACAAGCAAAGGCGGCAGAAGGCGGATGGCAGAACGTAGAAGGCGGTTCATAGCGGAATGAAGGGCGGCACAATGGATTGAGACACGCGGCGGCGACGACCGTAGGTGTCTGGATCAAGTGCCCGGAGCGCGACGGCGCATTCCTCGAGAACTTCCTTTACCGGCATGGCGAACTGCCGGGTGGCATTTGACCCGCCGTCGCCCCATTGCATGAGGGTTTTGCCCTCAAGGAGCATTTCTTTGGCTTTCGCCTGAATTTGAAGGACCTCGGCTATGGTGAAGCCGACAATGAATAGACCCTGAGCCATGCCGGGCGCGAGGTGTCAACGAGAACGGCCAATACGGGGTTGACGACGATGGCCGTCCCAGTTTTCACCGAGGGCCGGTTCCCTGGCGCAAAGGTGATGGCAAATCACCGTTGGCAGATGCCGACGATGGGCGGTTGCCCATTGTTCAGCGAACATCACGTCATCATGTGCCGCACTGCCGAGGCTCCACGGATACGGTTTCTGGGACGCCGCATGCCAGAGTTGAAAGAATCCGATGGGCACGTATCCGCGCAACGGGTCCACGTAACGGGGGGAAAGAGGACGAGTGCCGCCCGGTGCCACGAACGCGCTACAGCTGTGCTGCGGTCCCTGTTTCCGGATCGTGTTCATCTCGTGGACGCCGACCACATCGACGCGGTCCGCTCCATAAATGCAGTTTGCGTCCAGGTGAGTATGGTTGAAAAGAATGCGCCGAAAGTTGTCCGGTAGGGCAATGTCGGAATCAAGGTGCAACCGCCAGCCGTGATATTGCCAGCGGGCCATCCCGGCGTTCAGGGCCGCGCCCTTGTTGAAGCGACGGCCATTCTTCCTGAACAGATCGGTCTGAACGCAAATGGCTCCGTGCTTCTCGGCCACCTGCTGCGTGCGCCGGTCCTCGTGGCTGGTAACCACGATCATGGTGTCCAGATGCGGATGGTTGAGTTCGAGTGTGATATCGAGAAGATCATCAAACCCGACGCAGGCGGTCACGGCCTCCAAACGGAGGGATTCGGCGGAGTACGGTCCCGGAGCGGTGTAGTGCATGATGGATCTTTCAGGCGTTGACGAATCGAGCCGCTCCCAAAATGCGATAATCCACCGCGATCTTTCCAACAGACCGTTCCGCAAATTCCTCGAATGCGGTCACTGTCAGGTCGATTGCGTGGCCGGTTCCGCGTGAGGGTCCCAAATCAATCACTGGCACGGTGATCGTCTTTCCATCGTGCGTGACTTCCACTTTTGTTCCCCACGGTAGCTTTGGAATCGGGGAACCGACGCACGGGCCGAAGTTCATCGGCAATGCGCACGCCTGAATGTTGGGCCGTTTGATTGTGCTGATTCCACTGGCGGTTTCCCCGTTATCCTCCGGGTCATCCGCGCCGCCAAACCAGGTGCATTGCGCATTACGAACCACGATGTCGCTGCCGTCGATCTCAGCCGCGAATCCAAATCGCTCGTCACCCTGCAAAAACGTAGGCTTGTTCATGGCAAAAAGTTTTCTGAGCCAGTCGAACATGGATTAGGGAGTGGTGGTGCGAGCCGATGCCGCCGCGTTGTTCAGGCCGGTGGCGATCTGCTCGACCACCGTTGCCGATTTCGATTGCCCAGAGGATTGCAATGCCTCGCCCGCGACGGTGCCGAGTTTTCCCGCCAAGGACTGCCATTGCGTTCCGTCATTCGGGCTCCAAATTTTGACGATCTTCTCCACGTCATCGGAGTTCACGATGGTGGTTTCATTCGCCCGCAGGCCAGTAGCTACCGAGT